ATATGGATTTTATCGCATCCATGTCAGTTGAGGAACAAACCCTTTATAAGAAGTGGATAGAACTAAATGGGGATTTACTCTCAAACTTTGAGAAACTCCCCCGTTTGAGTTCCTATTACGATTTACTATGGTTTCCTACCGATATGTCAAACTACGATTTAACCATAAGTGAAATCAATTCATTAGAACCATATGCTGAAATAGCTAATGACAATGAAACTAATAGATGGATTGGTATTAGAAAACTAATTCATACTATGAGTTATGATACAGGTGTAGGTCGTAATATGAAAGTATATATCAAAGATAGAAAGACAGGCAAGATATTAGGTTTAATCAATTTAAGTTCAGATGTCACAAGTTTAGGTGTTAGAGATAAACATATAGGTTGGACTAAGGATAATAAGTTTGTTGATGGTAAGTTAAACAATACTACAATTGCATCCACAATCGTTTCAGTTCAACCATTGGGATTTAATATGTTAGGTGGTAAGTTAGTATCATTACTCGCAACCTCACCTGTGATTAGAGATGAGTGGTATAAAAGATATAACGATGTCCTTGTAGGAATTACTACAACCTCTTTGTATGGTATTCATTCACAATATAACGGACTACCTAATTTCAAAACATTAGGTGAGTCAAAAGGAATGATTAGTATTAAGCCCGATGATAATGTGTATGAACCCATGCATCACTATGTAAAAGAGTTAGACCCTGTATGGTATGCAAAAGCAATGCTTGCAACTGGCCCTAAACAAAATGTATTAAAAAGAATATTCAAAGAGTTTGATATTAAGCCGGATAAATACAATCACGGATTTAAGAGAGGTATTTATTTTGCAGGCATGTATGAAAATGGTAATGACTATCTTTGTAGTAAAATTGAAGTGAAAGATTTAATCTTAAAACCTAAGTTTGTAGATGATACTAAGATGATACAATGGTGGAAAAAACATGCAGTAAGTAGATACACAAAACTCTATAATGAAAGTAGATTAAAGAATGAAACCCTATATTATATTGATGTAATCGGTATGACATGGGATGAATGTAAAGAAAAATACCTACAAGAAGTAGGTAGATAAAAATAAATAATATGAATAAATTACAAACTATCCGTACCTTTATCAAAGATAAGAGGACTGATATAAAAGAAGAACGACAGGTTATGTATGAGAAATTACAGGCCGGTGAATATGAAAACAAATATGAATATTGGAATAGATTTCATGAGACAAGAGGTGAATTGAAGATGTTGAAACAAATAGACTCATTCGTAAACTTTCAGTTAAACACCGAAAAGTATTCACCATATGTTGATGATGACTTAGATTTCATACCGAATGATGATGAACATATCCCACCAATTGATATAGATAATTGGAACATACAATAATAATTAGTTAGGGTTAGTGACATTCCCTTAACTAACCGGCATCGTAAATGGTGCCGGATTTTTTATGCCCAAAAATAAAAGTTATCCACATTTGGTAATTTAAATTTATTTTCATATATTTAATATCATAGGTAACTTACTACCCTTATCCGAAATGATAAGTGATATGTGTTAAACCCACAATGGGTGCTTAATCAAAGTAAGTGGAGTGTAATGTGGAAATCATTACTGAACGAAAGTTCAAAGTGGAAACAATGCTGGGATGAAACTAAATGCATGAACTCTACTTATTCTGGGTAATCATTCACAACATACGAGTAAAGGATACTTAAATAGTTTGTGAAGAGTATAGTTACCTTATGGAATAAGTGTATTCAATACTGAACAAAATCTTCTGCATAAACGAATGCAGCAACAGTTAAGCAGTATTGCAAAAAAGATTATAAATAAATTTGGAAATATCAAAAAAAAGTTGTAACTTCCTGAAAGTAAAGCATTAGAAAGCACTAAGCAACTAAACATTAAAAGATTAAATCTAAAATTTAAAAGTAAATAACTACAAATTAAAAATTCATTGTTTATAATATAGTGATACTTAATCAATACTCTATCAGCATTTAGCTAATATTATATAGAGTGTATCACAATCTAAATATACTGGGGTTAGCGGTCTTAAATTTTGAAAGTGCCATTTTAATATTAATTCTCCCGCTAATCCCTTTTTTATGCTTTTTATTTTTTTTTTGATATTTAATAGTATAAGATTTGGTAATATCAAATCTTTTTCGTATATTGTTAGTATTATTAACAAAAACATATTATTATGGCAAAATCTCAACAAACAAAAAAATGTTCATGTTGTAATGAACTAAAACCTACAACAGAATTCTGGAAACATAAAAAAACCAAAGATGGATTACAGGCATATTGTAAACCATGTGGTACTACTAAAAGTAATAGATACACTTTAAAAACAACTATCGGAAGTGTTTACAAAATTACTAATCCAGAAGGTATGTCTTATATTGGTAAAACATTTAAGAAACTTAAATACAGATTTACATTACACAAATCAACTGCAAAAAACAATCACAAGTATGATAAACCATCACATGTGCCACTTTTATTTGCATCATTTGATAAGTGGGGAATAGAAAATCACACTTTTGAATTAGTTGATGAATATCCAAATATCAGCAAAGAAGCTTTAAGAGAAATTGAAACTAACTTAATACAAGTTTATAAAAAGGCTAATAAATCATTAAATACAAATAAATAATATGAACAAAGAAAAACTAATCGTAATACAAGATTACCCAGCAACATTCGCATTTACTACAAATGAAACCCTAACTGATTTCAATGAGGAAACAGGATGTAGTTTGAGAAATAGAATCTTATTTGATGAACTAAAAAGACAAGAGATTGACTCACGACATCACTCTTATGGAGATTATGTAGTTGAAATAGTAGATACATCAATGTTAGGAGATATAGAAATAGAATTATGGACATTAGGAAGTTAATTAATATGAAATGGATTAAATTAGGAGATTACGCAGAAGCATTGATACATTGTATCACTTTTGGATTTGGTGGTCGTATTGCAGTCTTTATTGCAAAACAAATGGGATATCAGTCGTGTGGTTGTTGTGAGAGAAAACAATGGTTAAATAGATTAACGGATAAAGATTACGATGGTGAATGTAATCAGATTAAATTATAAATTATGATAAGTAAAAAAACAATAGAGGAAGAATTATTCGGAAAAGATAATGAAAATACTATTACCGATTATCAGTATGAACATTTTTGTAATTGGTGGGGTTCAAAAGAAGCATTTGACGAATATGCAGAAAATCCGGATAATTGGAAAAGAGGTAGAGCAATCAAAGTTTGGTTTAGTTTATATGGAGATAGAAAAGATTTAGAAACTATACAATGGACACCATTTGATTTATACGCACCAACACATCCAAATTTAAAAAACAAAAACATATTTAATTAATAAAAAAACCTTAACATGGAAAAAAGAAAAGTTCAAGACCCTGAAACAGGACATTACTACGAAACAATACATAAACCAGAAACAATAACAACATTAGACGGAACATTTGGTTACAAAGTAGAGACATTAGAAATAGATGAGAACGCAGTATATATGGTAGACTGGTCAAAGATGACATCAGTAAACGATATGATATTAATTTTAGCAAGTATGGCCATTGGATTTCCAGGCAACCATCCTAACATCCAACAATTAAAACCATTCTTAAATCTACAAAGTCCTATTAAAAGAGAAGGACAACAAAAAGAAGTTGCATTACCTAAATTAAAAGGAATTAAGTAATATGAATGAATTAACCGAAGTACAATTAGAAGAACTAAAAAGTATTTTAAGTCAAATCACAACTAGATTGCCAGAAGATAAGGCACACTATGTTTGGAATACATTTAATCATATAAGAGGTGAACACGAACCACAACCTTGCATGTGTGGAAGCAGTGGAGCACATTGGAAAAGAGCAGTCGATTTCCTTCATGATTATGTAAAGAATAAGTAAATGATAGATTCAGGTAGTATGCAATACAATGAATGTAAAGAAAGGTTAACCAATCTATATCTGGATTCTAATCATTGGTTAATTAAACACGCAATAAAGATTACTAAAAGTAGAGAAGAAGGTGAAGATTTAGTACAAGAACTTTATGAGTATTTACATAAGAAGTGTAATCCAAAGATATTTTGGGGTAATGCATACAATATGTTTTATTGTTATCGTTTTTTAGAAAGCAGATGGATTAATAAGACAAAGAAATTGAATAGAGTTGTATACAAAGAAGAGATGCCTGAAGAAGTAATGGAAGAGGAATATGATATAGATAGAGATTTGGAATTGCAGAATGCACATGAAGAAGTAATGAATGAATTACATAAGTTAAAAGTAACAAGAATGTGGCCACAAGCTAAAATCTTTGAACTATATTGGTTATCGGACAAAACTCTTGATGAAGTAGCAAACGATATAAAGATAAGTAAGTCAACAGTATTCCTTTCAGTTAAGAAAATAAGAAAGTATTTAGAAAGTACATTAGAGAATCCGTTTAAGTAATAAGTTATGGCAGGAGGATTATGGGCAAGAAAGTTTGACAGAAAGAATGGTGAGACTAGACAATGTAATTATTGTGGTGATACATTCCATGCAAAGAAACCTATATGGAAATGTACTAAGTGTGTTAACGCAGCACAAAAGATAATTGAAACTGCAAAGAGAGCTAGAACTCCAAAGAAAGAACAATACCCGTTTGACAATTATGGTAATGAAGCAAGTAGAAGATTTTGTACAATAAGAACTGCACTGAGTAATGCATGGAAAGAGTATAAGAAAACAGGAGATAAGTCTCATGTAATTGCACACTATGATAAACAATTGAAGGAAATAAAAGATAATGGTATATGGCAGTGGATATGGGATAGACGAGATGATGAAACTCTAAAAGAAAATAAACCAAAGACTAGGAATATGATTGAAAAGGAAGTGCCTGATACAAGAGGATGGTATGAATACTAGAATAGATTATAGGTATGTGCATCTTAACTTTGATTGGACTTGGATAAGAGATAAGGAAATAATATTAAGAGGTGACCAATGGGCAGGTATGTTAATTATATTAGACGAAGATGGCAATACAGTTGGAATGTACGGATACGAATCAATAGATGAAATATGAAAAAGAACAATAAAGAAATAATCGTATTAATGACTATATACATCCTCGCCATTGGATTATTATTATGGTGGAGTATGAATGTATCCCTTTAACTACAAATGTCGCATATGAGTGTTTTAATAGTAAGAAACACATTAAAATAATGGATAGATAATGGGAAAGTTTGAGAAAGGACATCAACTAGCAAAGGGAAGACCACCAGGTGCACTGAATAGAACAACAGAGCAAATGAGGTTAACTATTAATCGTGCAGTAAATAATACCCTGAATACAATACAAACAGATTTAGAGGAATTAAAAAAGACTGACCCTGTTAAAGCATTAGAGTTATCAATGAAGTTAATGGAGTATGCGATGCCGAAGATGAGGTCAATAGATTTGAAAGGTAGTATAGAGGTAGACCAAAGAATACAATCGATTAACATAAACATAACCAAATCAGGTAGTGGAAGTTAATATAAACACAACGGTAACATTTGAACACTTATTGGAGTGTAAAGCTAGAGTTAGTCAGCATATAGGTGGAACGAGAAGTGGTAAAACTTATGCGATACTCCAATGGCTTATTGTTAAGGCATTAGAAAACCCTGTTACCGTTACTATTGTTAGAAGAACTATTCCCTCACTCAAGCGAACTGTTATAAAGGATTTCACAGATATACTTAAATCATTAGGTATATGGGATGAAGATAGTTTTAATGTAAGTGATAGGACATATAAGTTGCAAGGAAGCACAATACAATTCATTAACTCCGATGACCCTGAGAAACTGCGCGGGTTAAAATCCACATTATTGTTTATCGATGAGGCTTCGGAAATTGATGAGGAAAGTTATTTTCAGCTAAGTATTAGAACAGAAGGTAAGATAATACTGGCATACAACCCAACTGTATCCCCATACCATTGGTTAAGACAGATGCAAGAGTGTGAACGATATACGACTAACTATGCTGATAATCCCTATTTACCCGAAGAGATGGTTAAAGCAATTGAATCGCTTAAAGATAAGAATGAAAAACAATGGAAGATATATGGAAAGGGTGAGTTTGCTCCAAACGATAAAAGCATTTTTCAATTTGAGTTATGTGGTGAGTATGACGCTGACTTTGTGGGCTTTGGGCTTGACTTTGGGTTTAGTAGTGACCCCACTG